TCAGCTCGTCCATTAATAACTGGAATAATATCACCTTTGATTATTCTATCCGCCGCTTCTTCTGGAGTTACAGAAGCGTGCTCTTCGTATCCTATAAAGGGCCCTTCCCATAAAGGACGTTGAATTAAAGCAGCAGCTCCTAAAGCGGCACCAGCGTCTCCTGCAGCAGGTTGTATTACTATATTGTCAAAAGCCGTATACCTAGCTAAATGAGTATTAGTAACACAGTTTAAAGCACATCCTCCAGCATAAGCTAAATTTGTCATACCTGATTCTCTATACAACCAATCAGCTAGATTAAATACTATATCAGTAAAAACAGATTGTACTGATGCGGCTACATCCCAGTCAAGTGCTCCAAAACCTACGCCTCTTTCTAGATTATGTAGTAAAGTATAATCACCGTCTTTAGAATCTATAATTTTTTCTTTTATAAGTTTAGCCCATTTAGGAGATCCGTATCCAGCAGCAGCCATAACTTGTGACTCCCCAGAAAGAGGCTCAAATCCAAGCAAACGAGTAGCACTACTATAAAAAAGACCAAGAGAGTTTGGATAACGAAACCTTTTGATCCACTCAATTCTACCATCTCTATAAACTCCTAAAGAGGTAGAAAACTTACCTCCAACTGTGTCTACAACCATAACTGCACACTCATACCACTCGGTCATTAGAACAGAACTCATAGCATGAGCTTCGTGATGATCAACTAGTACAGGTTGTGCTTTAGTTATTTTGCGAATATCTGATTTAAACTGGGAATAAGTTGACTCCTCATAAAAAGCCGCAAAGTCCCAATCTTCATAAGTATTTCTTAACCACTCTATAGAATTAATTGGAAAAGAGTTATCGTACTTTTTACGAGTAAATCTTTCTTCATGTGCAGCCCCAAGTATAGTGCTATCTTTTATAGAAGCAGCGGCACTATCGTGGTGATAAGAGCTTACGCCTAGTATCTTCATCAAAATATCTCTTAAATAAGTTTGTTAAATCTTTCTTAGTCTTTCCTAAGTAGTCTGGGGTCTCTACAAAGTCTACAAATGCCCAACGATTATTATCAACAATAGGCTGAATGCGATGAACCATGAAGCATGGAAAAAGAACCGTTTTACCAGGCTTTGGGTAGATCCTAACAAGTATCTCGGACGGTTCTGGAGCAGAAAAGTCAGTCTGCTCGACACGTTCGCCTTTGGGGTTCCACGATCCAATTTCAAAAGGTTTTCCTTCCGTTAAATAAACCATGTGCGTCCAAAAACGTCCTGGCCTAGAAGTAGTCAATCTTTTTTCAGCAAAATCTAAATTATCAAAGTGCCACTCATAACCTTCTCCAGGCTTAAGTAGTATTGCTACTTTATCTGCAAAATCACATCTCCATTGATGTCCGTGCATAATATAGTTTTTTTCACAATGCCGTACAATTTTATCAGCACTTTTAGCTATCGAGTCAGAAAATCCGATTTCAACTGCGTCTCTCCAGCTAGGGTTAATGTAATCTTCCATCTATCGTAAATCTCCGATGCCAACATGGGAGCAAATTTCCTATGTCCATGCTGATTCATATGACCAGCATATCCTAAATTACCGTCTTTTTTTGCAAAATCTCTGAGATAAAAATCCCAAATACAAGGGTTATCTACAAACCAAGGGTGCTCTATGGTATTAGGTCTATAAATAGGTATCATTAACATATTATCAGGAGTAGAATTAGCAAGAACTGCTTGTAAAGAAAGAGCTGCTATTCTGTTATACCAAGGCATTTTGGTTAACTTTTTAAACCATAAATCTCTGACTAAAGATCCATAAGTGTCTAAATAACCCCACTGATATGGTAATAAATATTTACCGTTTCCTTCAGGATCTGCCCTATGGTGATGCCCAATCAACCATATAACTTTAAATTTACTTGTCAAATCATTGTCAATAATGTATTCTGCTTGTGCATCTAGAGTAATTCCAGCAATTTCCCATCGGTTTTTTAAACCGAGAATATCAAATACAGGAATAGGAGCTTCATCACATGGTTGAGACCAAGAATTTCCTACTACAAGTATTTCTTCTGACATGTTAATTGTATCCTGCGGTGATAGTTTTACTGAGGGAGAAGGTTTAAAAGATAAATTACAATCTTATCCTAATCTTGTAAGTAAAAAGTTAAAAAGTAGTTTAATAAATTTAGCACAAAGCGGTGCTTCTGAATATCTTATTACAACACAAGTTGAAGAAGCTGTCAAGAAGAAACCTGATTTGATACTAATCGGTCATACAAGTGAGTATAGGTGGCAGGTTTGGGACTTTAGAAATAATATAAGACAAGGCTTTCTAGTAGCAAATCATATTCTTCAAAATGAAAAGTATTATAGAAACTGGTCATTCTCTGAACAACTGTTAGATAACAGAAGAAAAAAGACAAACGAACACCAAGCAGCGTGGCACGCGGCTGGAATGTTATACTTTTCAGAACAAGAAGAAGTTCAAAAAATATGGTCTGCATTCGTAGCTAAACAAATATTAATATGTAAATTAGCTAATATTCCTGTTATTCATCATTGTTGTTTTCCACATTTGCAACCACAGTTAAAAGAATTAACAGATGACTATGTTGACTTTCATCTTGATTTAGAAAAATACAAAGACCCTGCACCAGATAATTCTCATGCAGGGTACAAAAGTCATATAAAATTAGCTAGTTTAATTATGAACACGCATCTACGTATTCTTTAATCTCTGCCCACTTTTCTTCTTCTTCATCAAGATTTTGCTTGCGAACAATTGATGCAATCTTAGTGATAGTAGCTACAGGAATTCCATATTCATTCTTAATATCTTTTTTAAGTTCAGCCATTGATTCTCTAAGTGACTCTGCTTGAACCATTAAATCTACAATACGTGAGATTTCCCGTCTTAATTCTTGCTTAAGTGCTTGTTCCATTATTTCCCTCTATTACTTTAAATGTTGATCTAACTTTGGTTGGTATTTTTCTTATTTGGTGCTTTTCTTGTAAGTGTTCTAAAACTTCAGCGAACAGCTTGTAAGAAAGGTCAGCGCTATCAATAATATCATCATTAGCAACATTCTCAATTACAATCTTTTGATTAATCATATTGAGTGCATTAACAATATTAGCTGACCCAATCATTCGAGTACCCTCGAAATCTCCTTCAGTGCGTGGTAAAACTAATTCATAAGTATCGTTTTCCCAAACTTCACCTTCTTCTTCATCAAATACTTCAATGGGCATACCTTTGAGAATATTCCATACAAGTTTATTAGCATCTGTAGTACGCATAGGCTAGCTCCCTCCGGTCGCTTTTAGACACACGCTTCGCGTGAATTTATGATGCGATCCAGTCGTCACGATGTGCTTCAGCATAGAACCAAGCAAGTGCAATCTGCATGGACCGAGACGCAGTTGTAGCGTCCATAGCGTCAACAAACTCACGTTTGAAGCGTAGCCAAGGATTATTTGAAGTCTTGACAGGCTTGATTGTAGGCATGGTAGATGAGTTCCAGTGTTCACAACGCTTTGCATAAGCTGGCTGTGCGTTAAGCTGTTGCGTTGTCTCTCCGAGACCAGGCTTCAGCAAAGTATATAACTCTTTGAACGCTTCGCGTTTTTCTGTTTCACTAATGTCAGCAATCGAAATGCGTCGTGCATTACGTACTAAGTCTCTATAAGCGTTCTTCGATACGAGTTTAAAATACATTTTAATATCCTTATTTTTAGCATGAATTTAGGGTAAGTGCAAGTATAAATTTATTGATTGATTATACATCAAAAAGAGGTTCTAACAGCTTTGGTGGGCGTGAAATTTTACCGTCCATCCAAAAATCACGCTCATTATACCAACGATGAGAACGATTTGTCTTCCAAAGATAATTGATACGACTAACTGCTGCATCATACTCTTCATGATATGGTGCTCTAACAATATCTAATCGCTGTTGTGCGTCATTCATCCACTCATGAGTTTTCCAAGGCGCCCATCGTGCAATGTTTTCTGCTTCACGAATTGTACGCATTACGCTCCAGTTTGAGTATCCTGTATTCATTCCAAACTGTTGTGGTTTAGCTTTAACCATTTACTACTCCTATTTGATTTAGATGATTATAGTGATCAACAATGTCTACAATATAACGGGCTGCAAAAAACTCACCATGTGTGTTGATGAGATTAGAATACTCGTCCATAATATCAGGTGCATGTTGAGAGAGAAAGGCACGTGCCTCGAAAAGATTTGGTCGTTTATGCATAAAGTGTTTTCCTTAATTGTTATATAGAATAATAACTGATAATTAAGCTGTAAGCAACTAAAATCAGTCTTGAGTAAGTTTTTTGTTGCCAATCAAATTAACTTTTTGTATAGTGTAAGAATGTATATAGATGAAAAACAACTTAAA